AATAGAAGGTTTAATAGAGGTTATAAGAGAAAAAAATATGATATTACTATACCCGATAATCATAATTTTTTAGCTGGTTCTAAAGAACAGGGTATAGTGGTACATAATACAACTACTGGTGGTGCTGCATTAAAATTCTATGCCTCAATAAGGATAGCTTTTTATTCAGGTAAAACTATAACCATAAAAAATAAAGGTAAAGAAAGAAAAGCTGGTAAATTAGTTACAATTAGGGTTTTAAAGAATAAAGTTGCTCCCCCAAGACCAACAATCTCCAAAGTACCAGTATTCTTTAATCCAAAATTCCATGAAGTTGGTTTTGATAGATGTTTTGGATTAGAAGATGTTTTTGTAGAGAATGATATAATAGAGAAATCTTCTGGGGGGGTTTATAAATATAAAGGTAAAGTATTATGCAGAGGAGAAGAAAAATTCCAGAAGCTAATAGAAGAAGATGATGAACTAAGGAGAAAGCTTCTTAAGAAAGCTGGAATAAATACTATTGGTTCAACTAAAAAACAATTAGAGAGTTTAAAAGAGAATTACTACCCAGTAGATGATTCCATAGAATATGAATCTTATGGCGAAGAAGACGAAGAGAGTGAAGAGTAGAGATAAACTACTTATGATAATAGATGGTTCTAATTTAGCACATAGAGCTTATCAAAAATTTGAGAATCTAAAAGCAAGTAATGGTAAAAAAACTGGTCTAATATATGGGTTTATGAGATTACTTAATTCATATATTATTAGGTTTAACCCAACATATGTTCTAGTAACTTTTGATACTTTGCAAAGTAAATCTTCCAATTTTAGAAATAATCTTCTTGGAGGATATAAAGAGCATAGAAAAAAGAATAATTTATCAATGGATTATGAACAATTTAATTATCAATTACGTTCAGTGAAAAAGATGCTTAAATATCTTAATATTACTGTAATATGGGATAATAAAGGTCTTGGACATGAATCTGATGATTATATTGGTAAATTTGCTTTGGAATCAAAAGGTAAAGTATTAATCATATCCTCAGATAAGGATTTTTGCCAATTGATAGATGATAGAATAAAGGTATTTAATCCTTTCAGGGATATGAAATTGAACAAAAGGAATTGTAAAGATGTAATGGGGTATTCACCAGAAGAATGTGTTGATTATTTATGTTTAGTAGGTGATAAATCAGATGATATTCCAGGATATAAAGGTATAGGAGAAGTAAAAGCAAGAAAATTCCTTGACCAATTTGGTTCTATTGAGAATTTTTTGGAATCAGAAGAAAAATTCCCTGGTATAGATAATGAAGGTCTATCAGAGTTATATAAAAGGAATAAATCATTGATAGATATTAGGGTAGCTTTAAAAGAATACCCAATTACTACTATACCAATATATTATAATAAGAAAAATGAGATACTCATCAAAAAACTGATGGGTCAATTTAGTGAATATTCATTAAATTCATTTTTAACCCAAGAGTTTCTAAAACCATTTAAAACTTTGAAACAATGGAAAAACATTTAAGAATACAAATAGCTGGACCTTCTGGGGTTGGGAAAACTACTTTGGCAAAAGATATATCTGATATATATGGTATTCCTTATGTATCTGGTAGTTATTCTGATTTAATACCATCCACAAAAGATATATTGCATTCTGATATGATAAGTATGGACCCCAAAGAAATATATCAAAATGATTTTCAATTATTAAACCTTAGGAAAAGATTATTTGAAAATAATCCTACCTATGTATCAGATAGGTCATTTTTAGATTCAGCAACTTATATAATAGAAAAGGTATCAAGCAAAATTCCAAATTGTGAGATAGAGAATTTTTTGGAGATATGTTTAACCTTGTTAATGAATACTTGTACACACCTTATATTTGTACCATTCTCAAAGAATTATTTTAAAGAATGGGAAATAGAGGATAATAATAAAAGGATAACCAATAAATATTATCAGTATCATATATCATTGTTAATGGAAGGTATATTAAGCTACTTTAATTATACCAGAAGTTATCTATACAGTCATATGATTGATTCAATGGTACCAATAAATTGTGGTAAAATAGAATATCTTGGTAAAAGTTTGAAAATATTAATTTTACAGGATATTGACCACAATATGAGGGTAGATAAGATAATGAAATTCTTAGAATTAAATTGATATGAAAAAACCAATAGCTATAGTATTTTCTGATTTACATATAAACAATTGGTCAAGATTTAATGAAGATAAAAAAAGAACCCTGGAACAATTCAGGGTTCTTTCCATTTTGGGTAAAAAGAGTAAGAAATATAATGTACCAATTTTATTCTGTGGGGATTTTTTCCATAAACCAGAAACAATGGACCAAGAGTTAGCAGAAATATGTTATAATGAGATAAATAAACTAGATTTAAGGATAAGAGCTATATCTGGTAACCATGATATGAAAAAGGTTAGTAAAATTGGGGAGAAACCATTCAGTTGGTTATATACTTTACCATCAAACTTTATTGATATCATGGATTATAAACAAGATACATTATCATCATATAATCAGGATATTATATTACATGGAGTACCATATATAGACCATAATATTGGTTTATGTGAATATCTTAAAAACCTAAAATTGGATAAATCAAAAAAGCATATCCTAATGCTCCATACTGATTATCCAGGAGCTAAAGATACTGATGATAGAGAAATAGATTCAGTTGAAAACCTGAACATAAATATACTTAATAGGTTTGACCTTATAATTTGTGGTCATATCCATAAACCACAAAGATTATCAAAGAAAGTTTATATGATAGGAGCTCCCAATCAGCAAAGAAGAACTGATATGAATTGTAAATTGGGGTATTGGTTGATAATGGAAGACCTTACCATGAAATTTGTGGAATTATCAGATTTTCCAAAATTCATAGATGTAGAATCAGAAGAAGATGTTAAAGATGATGGTAATTATTATACACTGATAACTAGGGAAACCATTGTAGAATCTGATAATAAAATTCATAAGGGTTTATCAAAAAAGAAGTTGGTAAGGTTATATCTAAAATATAACAATATCAAGGATAAAGAGAAAAAGGAATGCTTATTGGATATAATTAAAAAAGCAGAAGAAGATGATTGAGTTTAAGAAGATAATAATAGAGGGGTTTTGTTCCATAGGAACTCTAGAATTACCTTTAAATAATAATGGGATAACCATTATAAAGGGGGCAAATGGTTTAGGGAAAACTACAATATTTTCGGCATTAGTATGGGTATTATATGGTAAAACCTTAAAAGGTATATCAGATGTAAATCTATGGAAAAAGTTTAGAACTAGGGATTACAAAGGCACAAAGGTAGAAATATATTTTGAAAGCAATAATTCCATACATAAAATAATAAGATGCCAGAACTATACAGAAGATGTAGATGGTGCAAAAGGTGGAAGTAGACTTATATATCTTATTGATGCTGAACAGGTAAAAGAAAAGGGTAAACTAAAGTTACAATCGCTTATAGAGAAAAACCTGGGAATATCTTATAATCTTTTCATAAATTCAGTAATGTTTGGACAGGGTATGAAAAGATTAATCCAAGAATCTGGTTCAGATAAGAAACAATTATTTGAGGAGATATTTGAACTAAACTATATACCAAAAGCTAGAAAAATTGCCCAAGATAAATATAATGAATTAAGGGTAGAGCTAGATGGGTTAATGGAAAAATTAGAAAGTAACCAAAATTATATAGATTCCATACTTTCCGATTTAAATTACACAAAAAGTAAAAGGGATAATTTTAAGAGTGAGTTAGCTAATAAAGTAAAATCATACAAAGACAAAATTATCCTATCAACAAAGAGGGTAGATGAGTTAGCTCTAAAGACCAATAAAGTTGATATAAATCAACATAATAAAACCATAGAGGATATAAAAAGGAAAATAACCCTGTATCAAAATAAGGTAAGTGATTTAAAGAAATTACAAAAAGTACCATTGCAAGATTTAGTAAATGAGGTAATAGAACTTTTAGAAAACGAGGAATATACTGAATCAATTTCTAAATTAAAAACCATTAGGGATTCATTTAGTTCATCTGAAAGTTATATTCTTAGAATTTCTAAATTGCAGAATAAACTAACTAATGAAATAGAATCTAAAAATTCACTAGAAAAAACCATATTAACCTTAAAATATGCAAAAGAAGAAGTAAAATCATTAGAATCAAGGCTAAAAGAATTAAAATCACAAAACCCAGATTTTGAATCAGTGATTAATAAACAATCCAAAAAATTAGAGAATTACAAAAAATCCATAAGCCAAATAAAATCTCAAATACAAGAACTAGAAAAACAAGTTAACCTATATAAATGGGCTTATTCAGAACCATTTGGAAATAATGGTATAAAAGCATTTATATTTGAATCCTCATTATCTGAACTTAATAACCTATTAAGCTCATATTCAGAAGTATTAGGATTTAATATTAAGTTTATGGTGGATTTAAATTCTTCTAGAAAAGATTTTGTAGTAAACATAAATCTTGAAGGAGTAGAAGTATTTTATGAGGAATTGTCTGGTGGTCAAAAGCAATTGGTTAATTTAGCTATGGCATTAGCAATGAATCAGATAATAACTCAATCAAAAGGAGTAAATATAGCTTTTTTGGACGAAGTATTTGAATCATTAAGTTATGATAATATAGAGGTAGTTATTGGTCTTATAAAGAAAGTATATAGAGAAAAAACATTATTCTTAATAACCCATCATGAATCATTACCAATCCCAAATTCAAAAATTTTAAATGTTAAAAGAGAACATGGTATCTCTGCCTATGAATTTTAATTACTACTATTGGGTAATAAAATATTAATTATGGCTAGAATAAATTCTAAAAATAAAGGCAGTAGATTTGAAAGGACCATTTGCAAATGGTTTCAGGATTGGACAGGGTATGAATTTAATAGAGTACCAGCATCTGGTGGTTTAAGGTGGAAAAAAACAGATAATATTACAAGTGATATTACTTGTACTGACCCAAAACATTCAAAAAGATTTAAACTATCAGTAGAATGTAAATCATATAATGACCTAAAATTTGAACATATACTCCTTGGTAATAAAGGTTGTAAGATATTATCATTCTGGGAACAAGCTTCAAATGATGCTATTAGAGGGAATAAAATCCCAGTGCTTATTATGAAGTATAATAATATGCCAAAAGGGGAAGCTTTTTTTGTAACCAATGATTTTTTATCAAATCTGATAATAAATCAAGAATCTAAATTGACTAAACCAAGAATGAGAATAGAAGTAAATAGTGAACTACATCTAAATATATTTATGTTATCGGATATAATAAATATTAGCTATAAAGTTTTATATAAAACCATTAAAAAATCAATATAATGAAAACTAATACCCAATACGTTTATTGTATATGCAGGATAGATAAGAAACATTGGACAACTATCAATAGTGACCTTAAATGTGGAGGGTATAAGAATATTAAAGCTTATATTCCCACTATAAGAATATTAAAGAAATCCAAGAATAATAGAAACTTTTATATAGAGGTACCCCTATTATTTAATTATGGGTTTGTAAGAATGTCATCAACAAAAGCTTTTGATAGACAATACCTTAGAAAGCTAAAAAAAGATATACCTGGTATACTTGGTTGGTTAAAATCATTGGAAACTATGCACCCAAAGAAAAAAAGGGCAAGAATAGATAATCCAGAAGATTTTGATGATTTTTCAAAAGTAGCAATTGTAAGCAAAGAAGAAGTAAAATATTATAAAAGGGTTTCAAAACAAAATAGGGTATACACTTCGGAGGATATAATTAATCTAAAATTAGGTAGCTATGTAGTATTAAAAGGTTACCCATTTGAAGGTATAGGTGCTACAATATTAGAAGTAAATTTAAATCTAAAATTGGTAAAAGTTGCTTTATACCCTGATTCAGCAAATATAATTGTTCAGATACCAATGGATAATGTATTTTATTCTATTTATAATGACTTTGATGAGAATAAATTAATGGCTTCAAATGATTTTATACAAGAAAACATAGATAGTGAAAAAGTAGAGCAATTTCTGTTAAAAAATCAATATTAATTCTATGGAACCATATATGGAAAAAGCTTGGGATTGTCTTACTGAGCAAGAACAAAACAGTTTATTTCTAAATCTTTCAAATGGGTTATCAGCTAGAGAGACTGGAGAAATTTTAAAGGTATCACATTACAAGTATTTAGAGATAAAGGCAAGAGCAGAAAAATTATTTAAACTGTTCTCTGATTTTTTTAAAATACACCCAAGTTTAGTAAACCCATCTTCACCAATAGATTCAAGATTTGCTGATTATTTATTTGGTTGTATGGTAAAAAGGTTACCAAAAGAAGAAGCTAAACTTCATACTGGTGATTCATCATTTTTACTTACTAAAATCAGTAATATTAAGATAGAGAAATGGATGTCAATATTAAAACAATCAGAAGATGAGTGGGATAAGGATTTGTATGCCCTAATAATGGAATTTGATAGGTGGAATAGTTATAGAATATTACCAAGAAAATTACAAGCACCAACTCCATATAAAAGAAGAACCAACAAAAAAGAGAAGGTTTATATAAAATATTTACATAGAATACCCGATTTTAAGATTAGGGCTATGGTAGATAAATATTGGAGTAATGGTAAACCAGAAAATAGATATTACATATCAATCATATCAACTTTATTTGATGGTGGGTATTCAATAATACCAATAAGAAAAGATAAAGATATATTATCAGAAATAACTAAAATGAAGATTTATATATTCAGTACTATCATGGATGCTGATATATTTGGAGTTCTAGTAAAAGAATTTTTTGAGAGAACGAAAGACCCAAAATCTGGGTTAAAATTCTGGGAAGAGTACCGTTCAGTTATAAAAACAGCTATTAATTATAGGGAAATTAATAATATGGATTTTACTTGTAGTAACTTAGATATGGCTTATAACCTGAAAAGAAAATCCATATCAAAACTAAGAGAATCCAGGAAGAACCAATAGAATTTTTATATAATAAATTTGCATATTATTATTATATGTATTATATTTGCATATCAAAATTAAAAAATAAAAACTAATTAAAAAACATTAAACCATGAACAAAAGAGAAGAAAATCCATTAACCCTTCTAGGAGATTATATCTCATCAATAGGGGAAGAATTGCAAAGAATAATAGGTACAAATAATTTCTCTATTGGGGAATACCATTACATAGATGATGATAATGGGGAAATAACCCATTTCATAAGTATATATTCAAAGAGGAAAATTACAGAAAGTGAACAATTTTCTATAGTATCATCTTTGGAAGATAATGATATTACAGTATCAATTGATACTGATTTTGAATATGCTATGGAGAATATTGATACATATATTTATTATATAAGAATATACGCTTAACTATGACAAAGAGAAAAAAAGAACACCATATTACTGGTGGCAAAGATAAGTTAAAATTAATATCCTCAGCTGGGGGATTTAGTAATATGACTTATAGGGATTGCAAAAGAAGGGCAGTTGCATTAGGTATGCCATTCCCAGATGCTTGTGCAGCGGATTGGGGAAGATTGCAATCATATATAATGAAAACAGAAAATAAACCAGATTTATCATTAATTGATAAATATGATGATTGGGTAGATTCTATGCTAGAACAAGCTGGTTATGCAAAAGATGACCCATTAAGAAGCTATCAATTGAGATTAGGTTTTATTTCAGAGGAAAAAGTAGAAGAAGGGAAACGTAAAACAAGGAAGATAAAAGGTTTACCAAAACCCAAAAAACCAAAAAGAGAAAAAGATGAGAGTGGTTTATGGAAAGGTACAAAAAAATCATATACTTATGAATTAACCAATAAAGGTTATACTTTGGAAAGAATAACTAGAAGAGTTATGAAGAAATTTCCAGAAGCAAAACCAAAATCCATACAGCAATGGTATAGAGCTGCACTTAGGAAAAAGGGTATTGATTATAGGACTTTAAAATGATAACCAAAAAGAAATTAGAGAAAAAGATAGAGAAGTTAAAAGCTCTTAAAAGAAAAAACCCATCTAAATTCCATAGAATGTATTCAAAAGCTATGAAATCAGCCATAAAAAGTGGTAATTCATATGTATTAGAAACAGTTCCAGAGGAATTTAGATGGTATGTTTTATATAAGAGGAAATCAAGAAGAAATAGGGATAGATTTAAGTATAAAATAAGGGCTTATGATAAAAGGATTTATGTAAATAAATTTTACCCTTATTCATATCATAATTTAGAACCAGTTTTGGTATTAACTGGTTGGTTCAGTAGAAAAAATGCTAAATTACTATATGATACCTGGTATGGTAAATCATGGAGAGAAACTGTAAAATTCATAAAGGGTAAAAAAGCAATACAATTAAGGTTTAAAATAGGAAAATCATTATACATAAATGGTAGGTATAGGAAGCCAAAAACTAAGTTATCAGTTTTGAAAAGTTATAGGTATTCTAATAATAAAAAATCTTACCGTTGGAATATAATTTCAGATATATGTAAAGAGAATTATTCCGATAAAGAGAAAGAAAATATAATAGTTAAAAGGGTGTTGGATAAATATGAAACACATCAATGCGATATCCCAACAAAGGAAATTAGAGTTAATCCAAAGATTACTAAGGATGAGAAACTTAAATTACCGAAGATTCAGGAAATTAAGCAAATCAGAAAAAAAGACCTATATGAAATGTGAACTTAGTAATAATATTAAATTTCTAGCATTAAAATATCATTGTTTAACTAAAAAATCACTAGAAAGGTCTTTTAGGTGGGCTAAAAGGAATTTTGATTCATACTTTAAATTAATAGATAAATATAAGTATGAGAAAAATGACTTATATATAGAGAAGGAATTTATATTTCAAGGCTTTGTTCCAGAGAATGAGTTTAAAAAGAAAAAGGGTTTTGAATACATTTCCAGTAATAGACCAATAAATGGAAGAATATATATTTACCCTTTTCATTTAACTCATGACTATAAGCATTTGAAAAAAGGATATCCTAATATTTATTCAGTATTTGATTCTGGTATTGGGGTTCCTGGATTTACAAAAGTAAATATAATAAAATAAAAAGGACTATGGACATCAGAAAAATAGAAAAAAAAGATTATTCTTGGGATTCTAATATCTCCTACGGTATTTCTGAAATGACCTATAAGGTTGATAATGATGAACCGATGGAAGAACCAAGAATATATCCGATTACCCTAAAAAATAGGGAAGACTTTTTAAATATGGTAAAAGAAATTGTGGAATTTAATCAAAACTCCAAAAGAATTTCCCGAACAGTAGGGGGGAAATTTTATACCATTAAGAATATTATAATACTAAACTAAATAACCATTTATTAACCATTAAAAAATAGAAAATTATGGCAAGAACAAAAAAATCTAGTGTTAAACCAGTAGAAAAAAGAGAAGTTTCTAGAAAAGTAATTAACGGGGCTTTCATTATATTCTTTGATGATGGTTCTATTCAAATTATTGCTAAACCTATTGATTTAACCAAGGAAGAAGTTTCCTCTTTATTTGGTTCTTCTGAAGAAGAAGAGGAAGAAGAAGAAGAAGAAGAAGAAGAAGAGGAAGAAGAAGAGGAAGAAGAAGAAGAAGAGGAAGAAGAAGAGGAAGAAGAGGAAGAGTTGACCGGTGAACAACTCAATGAAATGGATTTTGAAGAATTAGAAGATATTTGTGAAGATAAATCACTTGATACTGACCCTGATGATTATGATGAGGACGAGGTTGAAAAGTTGAGAAAAGCAGTTGCAAAAGAATTGGGTATTAATCTCCCAAAAAAGCAAGAGAAAAAATCCAAAAGTAAGAAGGGTAAAAAATAATAAGACTATCAATTATCGTTCATAATTTAGTATTCATAAAAAATCCAGAGGGGTTAATAAAAGAACACTGATACCTGTAGAATTCATATCGTTCCTATTTAATTCAAGTTTTAACCCCTCTGGATATAAAAAGTAGACCATTTATTAAATAACAATAAAACAAAAAAAATTATGGCAATTAAGAAAAAAGTTACAAAAGAAGTTAATGCTGCTGAAGCAGAAAAAAAGGCAGCAAAAAGGAAAGCTCGTTTGGAAGCTATTAAAAATCGTCCTGAAGGACAAAGACCCAATGGGAAACAAATTGATGTTATTGAAACCGGTAATGGGGTAGTAAAAAATTATGGATATCCCCTAAAAAACAAAGATGGACACCAGGGAGTATTGGTAACATCAGTTTTGGAAACCAAAGATGGTCAAGTAGTTTCTACTTCAGTAACATTTGTTCCTGGTAAATTTACGGTAAAAGCCAAAAAAGGACATGGAACTATTTGCACAGCAAAAACCAAAAAAGATAAAGCTTCTGAAGAAACAGAAAATGATGAGGATTAAAAAATCCATATAAACCTCTCTTTTTGTTCATATAGTTAAGTTTTAGTTTTGTAAAGCTTGCCCTATTTAGGTTTAACTTATTTTCCTAAATAGGGTTTTTTTATTTATTAAGGTTATTATGGATAATAAACTAGATGATATAGAAATTTTATACTTTGCAATCTGTAATCAAATAGGATTATATAATTCTTTTCTAGAAGATAATAAAAATAACCTTTCAAAAGAAGATATTGAATTTTCAGAATATATAATTGCAAGGTCAATGGAGATAAGGGATAATATGGAAAAGAATTTGGAAAACAAATTTGATTTAGATGTGGATAAACCAATAAGTAGACCAAAATGGACAGAGGAAAGTATGTAATGTCAGTAAGGAATTTAATTCTTAGTATAATTGACCAATCTAAGGAATTAAAATCCCTGGAATTGGAGTTATCCAAAACCAATAATCTTGGTAAAAGAAATTCTTTGATAAAATCAAAGGTATTTAAGTTAAAGAAATTAAAACATACTATGAGTACCATTGATAGGATTGTCAATGGGAATATAATAACAATTAGGTATTCATTAGATGAACAGGTATTTCAAAGAAAATTTGTAAATATATCAAAAAGAGATGTAATACTTCTGTTAAAATTGACTAATTCAAATCATAAAATTAAAATCCTAGAAATCAAGGAGGAATTTACCAAAGAAAGTTTAATAAAACTATAAGATATAAAATTTAGAATCGAATCCTATGGAATTTAAAACCTTAAAAATATCACCAAAAACAGCAGTTTTAGAATCTGTTAGGGCTCAAACTAAATTATTTAGATATGTAAGGGATAATAATTTAGAATCAGCAAAAGCAAATCTAAATCACCCAATACATGGTCCTATCATTAAAGAATATTTAAGAATCATACAATATGGTAATAATAAAATAAATGAGTTAGAACAAGAGATTATGAAAACAAAAAAAGAAAAGAAAGCTAAGGAAAAATTAGCAAATGAAGTTAAGGTTAAAAAAAGTGACAAAAAACTTAAAAAACCAGTAGTAAAGGTTGAACCTTCTAAAAATCGGGTATTTACAACTTATGATTATCCCACCATTGATGGGAAAGAACTCTCTTCAGATTTGAAAAAGAGATATAGGGCAAAAATCAGAAGTTTGATTAAATCCCAAATGACTAAAGAGGAAGCAACTAAAAGAGCAACTGCTTTTATCAAGGAAGAAAGTACAAAACCCAAAGATATAAAGAAGCAGGAACCCGACAAGGAATCAAAAAGCAAGGTTGGAAAATCAGAGAAAAAAGACAAGGTTTCTAAGAAAAAAGATTTACAGCCTAAGGATTCTTCAAAATCCAAAAAATCCAAAGATAAGCCTAAAAAAAAGGTAAAAAAGGAAGAGGATTAAATAAAGGATTTTGTGGGACCAAAATAGGAAAAGGTATAGTGGATAATCCTGCAATTCACTATACCTTTTTTCATTGACTAACCCAGAATTTTTATTTGCATAATTAAATTATTAAATTTATATTTGCATTGAAATAAAAATAAAAAGGAAACAACTACTATGGCAAAAATAAAAATAACCTCAGCTTTAACCCAAGAGAAAATATTACTCATGGTTCTAGATATAAACATAGAATCAATAGAGAATATTCTACTTGATAATCAAATAAAAGAAAAATGGAAACTCTTGTGGGATAATTATGACATAAATGGGGAGATATTTAGAGAACAAGCTACAAATATATTAAATACTTATAAATTCATAAGAAATCATATAATAACCAGTAATGATATCCCAACTTTTACATTAAAGAGTTTAAAGAGTACCTGGTATAATACTTTAAAAAGCACTTTATTTATGTTGGAACCTCAATTATTGGAAAAAGAACCATTTGCTCTATATGCAATAAATAAGCTATGGGATATATTTCTAGAGATTGATTATAATAGAAAAGATAATTTTATTAACTTACTAAATTTAAAAAGCTATGTTGACAAGTTTTGACCTAATTGATTTTGATGTTAAATCTAGTTCCAATTTAACTCATATATCCTGGAAAAGGGATATTGGACCCACAACAAAGGGAACCTTAAAAGTTTCTTTTCACAATGGTCTAAGATATGAATATTATGGTATACCAAAATCATTAGTAGACCAATTATATGAAGTTGAGCAATCTAATGGTTCTGTTGGTTCTGCATTTCACAATCTTATAGTTAGAAACAAATCAATAAAATATCGTAAATTATGAACAAAAAGGATTTTAATCCAGATTTTAATGATGATGATTTACTAGTGGATATGACCTTTAAGGTAGTAAAATTCATATTCACAATAGTTGCAGTATTAGGGGTATTCATTGTATTTGGTAAAATATCACAAGATAGTCAAAGTAATGAAGAGTATACTCCAATAACATTTACTAATGTTAATCCAAGTATTCCAGCAAGTGAAATTAAATCAAGAGATTATACTAATAGAACTGTAACTTATAGGGAATATGGAACCCCACCCCCAAGCAAATTATATGATAATTCAGATTATAGCAATAAGGGATTTGTTATAAAAGCAAATAATGGGGTTGAAATAAATACTGGGTTAACCAAAGATGATATTATACAGCAAGTAATGGACGATGCTGATATATATGATTTAATAGATTATTATGGTGATGAACTAAGGTAATCATAACATTATCACAATCCCAGAATTTTATATATTAAATATTTGCATAATTAAATATTGCATTATATATTTGCATTGCAATAAAAAATAAAAGAGTTATGGCAAAGAAACCTAAAATTAACCTATCGGATTATACTTATGAATTTGAGGAAATCCTAGAAGCACACAGAAATTGTTGCCCATATCACCATTACCAAAAACAAGGAGATAATGGGTTAAACTACACAATCAAATGTGGTGCCAATCATGAAGTTTGCAATGACAAATGTTGGTATATCCAGAACTTCAAAAAAGAACTTGAGTCACATATTAATTAAACCCCAAGTAAACCACAAGAATTTTGATTAAAAAATTTTTCTATATTAAAAAATTGAATTATATTTGTATTGTAAAAATTAATTATCTATTATTTATAAACAACTAAAACTTAAAGTCATGGAAAAGAATGAAAAGAAAATCACAACAACTGCTGAATTCATTAATGAAGTTCAAAACGTATTAAACAGTGAAAAACCACAGGAAGTAAAGAAAACTAAATCAGAGAAAAAATCCAAAGAGGTAAAGGCCCAAAAGAAAGAAGACAAAACTTCTAAAAAGAAAACCAAAAAGAATGAAAAAGTTCTTAAAGAGGTAAAGGCCCAAAATGAAATAAATCTGGTAGAGGAAGTAATATCTAAAAGGGAAGTAAAATACAAATACCCAGAAGATTGTATTGATACCTTATCAAGAAAGAAATATAGACAACAGGTAAGGAATAAACTTCATCAATTGGAATTGGAAATGTACAGAATCCAAGATAAGCAATCCAAGGAATTTAAGAGAAAATCCAAGGAATATGAATCCTATAAAAAAGAGGTTCTAAAAGAAGGTGCAGCTGCATAAATAAAATAAATAGAGTGGGTGAATGAATTAGTTAGTTATTATTTGTTTAATGAAAGGTAACAACCAACTATTACTTTTGACTTTCACTTTTATCATTCACCCACTCATTATATATTAATATACCTTAATAAAAATCCAGGATTATGTATGAGCTACCAGAAAAAGTTATTAAAAAATCTAATGAGGAACTTATAGATATACATAAAAAATGTATAACTAATTATCTTATCCAAAGGCAAATAAAAATCACTAGAAGGAGACAATTATTCATTATTTATGACCATTATATAAGTCATAAGAATATAAGAATGTTCTTTTATAGACCAATAAAGTTATTTGTATATGCTTTGGTAACAAATAGGTTGGAAGAAATAAGTAATTACATATATAAGACAAAAAAAAATGTTCACTGATTTAGTATCAACTCTTACTCTGGATAAAACCAGGATTATATACCCAAATTTTGCAACTAATAATCTTGATATTAGGAAAATCATGGTAAAGGATTTATTCAAATCCTGGGATACTAAGGGTAATAATACATATCCAGATTTTTATATAAGGGGGTATTACTATAATGAGGACCATCATAGTAGGAATATATTTAGAATTGATGATACTGGTACCCATTATTTATATATCACTGGAGTCCCAAAAGGAACCCCAAAAAATAGTAATGCCCTAAATGTATTTAAATTACTAAATGCACAATATATGACTTATTTTGAGGATTCAGAAATAGGATATTTAATTCAAATAACACAGATATGGAAAAAATGAGTTTACTTAAATTGATGTATGCTCAAATAATGGCAAATGATAATAATGGCATATATCCCCATAATTTATATGAACGTAGAGGACCAAAATTTAATCCCAATTATACAGTTAAGGATAAAGATTCAATGAGGCAAGAAAGGGAATTCAATATAAATGGGATTAAGGTAATGGCATATTCCAGGAAAGATGCACTACAACGTTTAAAACATAAAAACAAAAGAAAATGAAAACTAAGGATTATGTAAGGTTATTCAAATTGGATAAACCATTTTATGAATTTAGTAGAGAAAAGTTCCTAAATGAATTAGGTAGGGAATTTAATCAAAGGGTTGAAGATACTAGATTAGAAAGGCAAAGGAGGAATCTAGAATTTACTTTTTCTATATTCAATAAAATAGTAAAAGAAATAGAAATAAAATTCTGGTCCATATCCAATAAAAAACATGGGTTGCCTTTTTCAGAAAAATTATTTTCCTCTTTCTTTGCTGGTTGGATAATCCCAATCCGAAAAAAATATTTCCCAAAAGAGGACCAGGAATTAACCTTAAAATGGGAAAGGAAAAAATTGGAAATGCAAAAATCAGAAGAACCCAAAAAACCAAATACCATTAAAAAACCTAAAAATAATAAATCCCTTTCTCACAAGACTAGTAATTAGGTTCTAGGAATTTTATAATTCTAGGGTAAATAAAAACAATTATCTAATAACCAATTGGTTACGCTTATTACTCATGGTTATAAAATTTTAGAGAAATAACAAATCTAATATGTACTATAATGTGGATTATCTATAGTGTAATCATAGGTAAAATTGGGATTATTAATCCTGGGATTATTCAATAAAAAATCCCAATAAATCACCAAAGGAAATAATCAGAATTTCAATAGTGGGTACCTTAATTGGTTTACCCACTATTTTTCTGTGTATTTCAACCATATTGAATAATGAGTAAAAATCCGATATAATTATGGCAAAAAAAGATTTAAATCAAAATCATCAAAGAGTACCTAGACCAATGGGTATAACCCAGTTAATGAATGAGTATCATAAAACTAATGATAAAAAATTATTAGATATGGTGCAAACCTTTATAATACAACAATGGATTATAAATAATGGTAGGGTATGTGGGAACAATTTTTCTATATTGGAATTAAGTAAATTCTTATTATGTGAACCCGAGAGAATTAGGAGAAGGATGATGGAAATGTTAGTAGAAACTAATTTATGGGATAAAGAAAAACAGGATAAATTAATGGATTCACTAATAGGACAAAATCTTGTATGGTTACTAGAAGATAGGATGGAAATAGAGGGTCAATTAAGTTTATTAAAAAAATCCCAGGGTGATAGATATACCCCTTTTGTTACTTCAGAAGTGAATAAAACCCTTGGTCTAAAATTGAATACTTCTACAAATTTACAATCTTTCATTAGGGCTTTATCTGGTGGGAATAGTTATGTAAATATATTCAATAATAATCAGGTAAATCAAACTCAAAATAACACTATTACATATGATGATGCTCTTAAAATAGTTCAGGAAGAAAGTACTAAATTCTTAGGTAGTGACAAAGAGTTAAAATATATAGAAGCTAATTATGATATTGATGACTTACCAGAAGTAGTTGCAACTAAACAACTTGGGGTTGATACTTCAAAGGAGGGTCTTACTTTAAGCAATTCAGAAATTAGTCAAACCATAGACACTTACTATAAAGAACTAGATAATGGTGAAACCCCTCATGATGTTAGGAGAGAAATAGAATTGCAAATAGACAAAGAAGCTATAGACCCAGAAATAGATATATATCCAGATAATTAACCCCCAATATATTATATTAAATATTTGCATAATTAAATATTGCATTATATATTTGCATTAAATAATAATTAAAATAAAAAGGATATGGAACTAAACCTAAAAGAATCATATAATTTACTCAAAACTCTAATTAAAGAACACTGGGTAATATATGATTGCCCAGGTGGGTTAGAGTTAATAACTAATGTTCATCTTAAAAATAACAATCTTAGCTTTACAACTAAATCAAAACTTATAGTATATCCAGGAAATAAGGTATATATATTAAATACCAAGGATATACCATTAAGACTTTTCAGTAATGTATCATCTAAATCACTTGATTTTAATATAGTTACCATAGATGTTAGTGATATTACAAAATATAAATATTTTGGTATCATAAAACTTAGTGAACCAATAGATATAAGTTCTGATATAAAAAAATTATCAGAAACAATATTTATAGAAGAGGGTATAGTAGAAGAACAATATCTTAAATATACTCTAATGGTAGATGTAATAGAGGAGAATATTGGAAAGAAAGAATATAGAAAGTATTATATTGTTAAATATATAGACCACAACTTTAATTTACATTATAGTAATAAATATAAACCAGAAGACCTAAGAAGATTAACATTCATATCACCATTAAAAATCAAATAATATGTACGAAACTAAAAAACTGATTAGTAGAAAAAGAGGTAGATATCTTATAGATAATGATTTATCTATATGGATAAATAACTTATCCAAGGAATTTCATATAGATGACTATAAACTCCATAAAAAAGTGTACGAAACTTACAAACATAATAGTTCATTATATGATATAATGCCTGAATTATTATATAATAAGACCTTATTATTAGCTCTTTATATATGTAATAATAAGTACATAAACCCAATAAAATTATGTAACTTAATCAATATAGAACTATATTTCATATCTAAAAATGGGTTTATAGATTACCCAGAATTGGTAGAACCATTAGAAAAATCAATAATGAAATGTGAATCATTTGGTTATTTTCATATTAATTCAATATCTTTAATGAATGTTGATACATTTCTAAAAAAGACATATACAATGGTATATTCACAAAATGTATCAAAAAGTGATTTAATACAAAATTGGTCAAATTTAATATATGATTGTCTATATATCTTCTCAAAAGATGAACAATCATTTAATATGGTTAAAAATACTATAGTTAGGGATTTAAAGGAATTCAAGGAAAAAGAAGAATGCAATCAAAAGTAATACCATTAGATGTAATAAAACATATATTGGAATTAAATCATGACCTATCAACAATGCGTGAAGATAATATTCCACTTAGTCAAATATCCACATATTTAAGAACAAAAGAGAGAGAAATTAAAGATAAATACCAATTAGATGACATGGATTTAGTTCTTATAAGGTTTAATATATTTAGAAATTTTACTCTGGATTCATAATGTTAATTTTAGGTAGGGGAAACCCCTACCATTTTTTATGTTTTTCAATCTAGAAAGTTATTTATTAAACCTTTAAAACAACTAGTAAATAAAAACCTAAATTCTGGAACCCAAGGTAAACCCCCAATATATTATATTAAATATTTGCATAATTAAATATTGCATTATATATTTGCATTAAATAATAATTAAAATAAAAAGGATATGGAAACAACAGAACAAAAAATTAACTTGCAACTAAACATTGATGGTTACAAATTCTTTGAAACCACTCAATCATTTGATGATGACCAAACCTATTCAAATTTGATACAGGGGTTTATGGATGACCTTGATTATAAATTGGAAAACATGAAGGATTCAGAAGATGAACCAGTAGATGAAGAACTTTATGGTAAGGTTATTCCACACAAAAAACCAAAATTACAAATATCAATATTAATTGATATTCCAGAAAAAGAAGCTAATAGTATCATATCTGATATACAATTTACCTATGATAGAAATTCTTTGGTAAAAGACATATATGATATGCTAAATGAATCATCTCTAAATATCCAGGATATAAACAAAGTAATAGATATTGTCAGGTCAAAATTCTAACCAATAAATTCTAACCAATATGCAATTCAGTAGCTTTATAACCAATAAAATCATTAAAAAACTTATTGAATGGGACCCAGAATTATGGTGGGTAGATATATTACATAATTCTAACTTTAACTTTTTCAAGGATTTACAAAATCTGTTAAACTCATATAAAAACCATATAGATATTATATTCTATCGTAATGATGAACAAATATATTTCATTGAACATGGAACAGAAAATCCTTGTCATACTTTTAGGGTAGATGATGTAACCTTTTATATAATAATTAAATAACACTAATATGATAAAGAGATTAGTTAACAAACTAGACCCAAGTGAATTATTATCAGAATATACATATAATGCACTTATTTACCTATGTGATTCTGGAAAAGAATTTGCTAATTGTTTGAATAATATCCAAGAACATAATTTTAGAAAGGAAGCTATAGATTCCCAAATACACAATATGTTCAAACAGGTTCATTTAGAAAACCAAATACATAATTCAGAATTTGGTGCTTTTAAGATAAATGGAGAACTATTACCATCTATAAAATTCAAATTAATAGAAGACCCAATACATGATTGGTTTCTAATCGGTACAGAAGACCAAATAATATTATTAGCAAATAATCCATTATATGAAACTGGACAAAACTAAATATCATGAAACTATCCAAGAAAATACAAAAACTCTTTAATGATACTTTCAAAGAAAAGGATTATTACACTTTTCTAGAATCATTATCTACTTTTGATAATAGGTATCATACCATAATAATAAGAATGGATATGATATCCTTAACTGAACTAATACAAAAAGTAAGGTTACTATCTTTTCTTATATTGTCATCTATATTTAAATATAAAGATATAGCTATTAGACATTTTGAAGAATCAGAGAATGGGTTCTTAATAATAAGGTCTTATCAAGATGATAAGTATCAAATGAATATAACCTTATTCAAAGATTCTGGAATCATGCAAATAAACATATTAGAAATATGAAACTGTTAGCTCATCTCATATATCTATTAAATGAACAGGGGGTAGGTAATACATTTTACCTATCTCCTATCATTAAAAAAATCCTGGATAATCACTATGAACAGGAAAGAAAAGCTAAGTTATCAACAATGAAGGTATACATAAGGAAGTTTACAAATAATGGTTACCTTAAAAAAGAACCAGGACATTATGTTTTATTAAAACCAATCCCAACAGATTTAACTACTACAATTTTAAGGACCTGGAAATAACCATTAAAATATTGGTATATAAAGGGTTATATATAATAAATTTATTATTATATTTGCATTATAAAATAATAAATTAATTATGAACTCAGACTTAAAAATCACCTTATCCAGGGTATTGGAAAAACCATTACAAATCAATGGAACTGATACTGAAACTCATTATATAAATGAGTTATTCAAACGTTTAGTATTCCATGAATTACTAAATAAACTGAACCTAAAAAGCCTATACCACTATAGAGATAATGTTAAATATTGTCCTGGTAAGGTAGAACTAAATTTCACCCTTAATAAACAAGAACTGGACTTATTAATAAATCAAATAACCAGTATGGATAATGTGCAAAAAACTTATATCATACTTCAACCATGGTTACAAGATTTAAATAAAGGGGAACAAGAAGAATTAATTCAATTACTAATAAAAAACTATGGAAGAAATATTTGAAACTCTAAGAAAACAAATAAAAGGGGGTTTTGACCAAAATAACATAATAATCATATTGGATAATTCAATCTCCTTAACCTGTAAAAAACACCCAATTCCAGGCACCAACAATAGCATATTCATAATACAGCCTTACCTAATTGATACCATAGAAAAAATAGGTATACAATCAATAAATATGTATGAACAATATCAAATAATAGCAGTATACCAAAACCAAATACCATATTTAGACCTATTAATTCAGGTACAATGGATAAAGATATCACTAAACCTAAAATGGTATTTCACAGGGATGTTCATACAGCAAAAGTTATCTAAATTAAATGAGGATATAGTCAGACATGAAACAATCACTGGAAAACCACTTACAAAGGAATATTCAAGGTTCTTCAATGAACCCAAAAAACAATATGAACTAACCATCAAAAACTATCTACAATGGAAGATTTAAACTTATTATCAGAAGAACTATTAGAACAAATCTTTGTCTATCTAATTGATATAAACTGGGAAGAAGACCAAATAGATGAAATCTTAGACCAAATATGGGGAATAGAGAAAGAACTAGAACTAAAAGACAATCTAATCCTATTACCCAACTTCCCATATATAAATACATATCTAGAGGACTACAAATACCTAGTAATATATGAATCACCTAAGTATATTCTTCTACAAGATATACCAAATAAATTATACGACTATCTAGAACAATTAGACCTATTCCCATTCCAAGGATACTCAATCACCTTCCAAGAACTAGAATACAATTACAACTACCACATAAGGTACAGAACCCAGGTCCAAAAAATACAGAATCAAATAGAACAAGAATCCCAACAACTAATCAAGAACCTAATCCTATCCAACCAAATAAACCAAATAACCCCAACCCAAATCAAAATCCAATTCTAATACAAATATAGGGAACTCCCAAAACACAAAAAGGAAGTTCCCTATTATAATACTAAATCCCAATAACCTACGTACAAAAGGATTACAAAATACACCCAACCCCAAACATAAAAAAACCAAATAATAATATAAAGAACCAACCCATATAAATAAAAGGGTAATATATAAATAACAATATAATAATATAAAAAACAAAATACCCTTAAATCCTATTCCCTTTTATTTACACCCCCCCCCTCTTTTTTATTTATTACTTTTTTCTATTCAGGATTTTTAATAAACTGAACAAAAAGCATAAAAACTATATCAAAAACATATAGTCTATCAGTCCTCGCCGGGCCCTTTTTGGGTGTTTCTAGGCATTGAGTAGAGTACTGTTTACCCCATGTTTTTGAAGCTTTTGACTTTTAGGGCCCCCCTACCCTTTAAAAAAAAGTCTCAAAAACACAGCGTTTTGGCTCACTCACAAATCCGAAAAATTGCCCAAAAAGGCAATCCTAGACCCAAAATTGGGGCCCAAAAGGCAATTTTTAGGTACCTAAAAGGCAATTTTTTGGGCCTAAAAGGCCCTCGGATTTATAAAAAATAGGCAATTTTGAGGCCCAAAATTGAGGGATTTTTATAAAAATAGGTACCTAAAATGGTCTAGGATTTAATAAAAATTGCCTAAAATTTGAATCCTGAGGGCAATTTTTAGGTAAAATTTTAAGGATTTTAGGCAATTTTAGGGCCTAAATTTAATAAAAAAGGCCCTTCTAGGTACCCAAAAAGGTAAAATTTTAAGGATTTTAGGGCCTAAATTTAATAAAATTAGGGTATTCAGGTACCTATTTTAGGTAAAATTTTAATAAAAATAGGGCCCAAAAGTACTTAGGATTTAAAATTCCCATCAACAATGTGTAAAGGATTTAAGGCTCTTTGGGTTATTTTTCCTAAAATATCTTAGTAATTTACTAGTATAGAGCTAAGAGTTAATATTAAAAGTAAAAAATAAACTCTAGAAGGTATATTAAAATTAAAAGCATGTAGACTATATAGAAAGAAGATAGATATTGATATGTTATTGAGATGACATCAATTAAGGCTTAAATTTAAGGCCCCGAAATTTTATTTGCATATTATATTATTATATATTATATTTGCATTGCAATTAAATGCAATAAATATATTATTAACAACACTAAAACATTAACAACATGATTACAATCAAAAGTCATTTTGCATTCTCAGGAATCAATATTCCAACATGCATTACTTGTTCAATCAACTCTTATTACAAAGATGAACAATTAATTCAACAAATCGATTTCCCAACTACACCAATCACAGAACCTCTGGGACAAAATTACCTTAAATCAATAATTTATAACAATTTAAAAACACTAGACAATAACCTAACGGAATTACGAAAATACCCAAATGATTCAGAACTTGCATCAGAAACAGTGGAACTATTTACTGCAATAAAACAAATAAATAAACATTTATTACCTGGTAACCAAATATTTGACCTGGATTCTCATAATCCAAGAATACAAAACCTTATTAATAACTTAAAATAATCACTTTAAAAACTTAACATTATGAATGCTCTAGAATTCAACAATCAAATTGCAAACTTAATCACAAAATTCATTACTAATATTCCAACAATAGGTCAATTTGACTCATCAAGAAGTCAAAGACCTAACAAGGATTTCATTCCAATCATAGAACTGGTAAACCTAAATTACCAGTTAAACCCAAATGATCACTCTTCACAATTAAATATTACGCTTAAAAATAACTTAGATTCAGGGGAAGAGGAATTCGATGAATACCTACAAAATAGGGTCTATCAATATATTCATAACTTTATTGATAACTTAACAAAATTAACTGGATTACATGCAATCCCAGTTAACAATACCCAATTAAAAATATATCAACACCCAAGAATGAGGGATACCTTAACCTATCACCAATCAGATTTCAATTATTATATTACTTATTCACAATATTTAGACTAAGTTTCCATAATAATAACATAATCCTGAATGACTGGGAGACCTAAAAAGTCTCCCTTTCTTTTTGTGAATCAGAAAATTCCTACCAACAAAGGCCTAAACCGAAAAAGGCCTTTACCTTATGACAATTATTGTAATCCTGATTTTAAGAATCACCCAATAAATTACTTCCTACGCCCTATAACACATCCTGACCCAATATTCAGGAACTCAATCCTACACTTACCCACTGGGAGCAAAATTATTATATAATATATGATTGGAATAAAAATAAAATTATTATATTTGCATTGTATTATTAACAACTAAAATTTATTTTTATGGAAACAAAAAATTATTTAGAGAGAATGCAAGAATTAAATGCAATCGCAACAAATTTATTTATGGGACCCAACAGACCCCAATACCGACTTGCCATAATTTTAACCATTGACTATGCGGGAGCTTATGGGCTCTCATTACCTGGTAACCTAAACATTATTAATAACGAATACTTCGAAATAACGGGAGACCCTGATAACGAAGGTTACTTTGCTCAAATAACCTCTTTACCCTTCGAAGACCAGGTAAACCTAAAACACCAAATCGCTAACATAATAACCCATAACCTAAGTTACCTAAATAACTGGTTAAACTCCAATCCTGACGATGGGGACTATTTCGACTATATACCAAGCTTAATCGACCAAATGCTCCAATTAATAAACTTAGGCTTCAAAACCTTGGACAACTTTAAAAACGAATACGACTACATTTACGAAAAACTCCAAACACAAATTAATAAATATAACGATATGGACCCCGAAAACGGTATTAACCACATTAACCTAAATACCTTCACCTTAACCGAAGGTTACATGATACATATGCACCTATAAAAAACCTAAACCCAATTAGGAGCCCTCAACAATGGGCTCCTTTTATTTTCGCCTTAAAGGGACCACCTACGCCCTTTAAGCAAAATTAGCAAATTTTATCAATCGCTTGAATCCTTATATCGCTTGAAAATAACCACATACGCTTGAAACTACTTACCTTTGATTATTCTTTTACTATCAAAGAAACAAGGTAATATATAAATATCATTCTAGAGCCTCAAAGAATTTAAACATATTTACTCTAATGGCCATAATTCTATTATTTCTAAGAAATATTACTTCCTACCTGATTTACTACATACCCAATCCTAAATATATAACCCAATATGAATACCAACAAATCGATTCCTAAAACTATACATACCTAATCAGATAATTAATATATTGCTAACAACGCATGTGCACCTTTCAGGCATACCAACAATGGTTCCCATCAACAAGGGCCTAATCTTACTAACGCCTTCAGACCCCCGTGGCAAATTTGTAAAAAATTGTAAAAAGAAATAAAAATAAAAATTATTTATTTTCATTCTAAATAATTTTTTTATATTGATTCTAAATTATTTTATTTAGAATTTTTCTAAATAAAAATATTTTATATTTTTTAACTTCAAAAGTATTGACAAACGGACAAAAATATATTATCTTTGTTGTGTAATCGAAAGGAAAATACTTCCTAATTCATTACACATTATTATATTATTGTTTAACTTTCTAATTTTTTTATTTATGGAAACAAAAAATTTTTTAGACGAATTGTTAACTAATGACGTATTTGTTAAAAATTCAAATGAAAAAAAATCCTCAATTTATAAGAGGGAATTATTTAACGGAATGTTAGACGACGACAAAAAAAAATTGCGTCGAAAATTGCGTAAAACTTTACAAAACAAATTTTTAGCCACATTTTTAACAATTCGTAAAAATGAAATTGAATTGAAAAAACTATCTAAAATTTGGAAAGAGTATGCAAACAAAGTATATAATAATATAGAGGTTGTTTGCGAATCAAATACAGATATTGAGACACAAAAACTAATTAAACAATTTTTAGAATCAATGAAAAATTGTGAAGCAAAAACAAAATAAATTTCTAATTGAGTAGGGGGATAAACTCCCCTACTCCAAAAATCAAAAAAAATTATGAAAAAGGAAAATAAACGTTATATCAATTTCGTTAGAAAAGAAATACAAAACGAATTAGATATTTTTCAAAGTTTTTTTTCAACTCCAATTTTTGAAAAAAAAGTTGTGTATAAAGACAACGATAAAGTTTATATTTGCTTTCGAGACAATGAAAAATTTTTAGAAAAATTTAATCAAAATTTTTATAAAGACCTCAAAAGAAAAATTATTATTTCAATTCGTTCTAAACTAATTCGTGATAAAAAATTTAAGTTAAAACGATTAGTTAATTTTGAAAAACAAAATCTAACTGCAATTATTTACGAAACCTTATAAATGTAAAGTTATGAGTAGATTAAGTTTAATTTTTGGATTTGTAAATAAGTTCCAAAATCAAATCGAAAGAATCGACTTTGATATAAATTCAAATGAAGAAAAACAAATTGCAGGGATAGTGCAATTAAACCAAAATGCAAACCTAAAAGAAATGAGAAATTATTTAATAAAACAAAAAATAAATTCTTTATTTGATTATTGGGAAATTGACAAAGAAAGATTGTTTATCGAAATGGAATAATATTTTTTAATTAATTAAGTTAATAGGGGGACAAATTTTGTCCCCTATTTTTTTACATAATTTAGTTAAAATAAACCTACCCTACCCCCTTCCCAAAGCCACAACTTTTAGAGCCCATAGTAATGGGAACCCAAGGGAACCAGAGAGAGAAGAGAACCCAACACAACAACAAATAACCCCATAGAAACCTCTGAAAGCCAAAAACAACCAATCCATAACCAATAACAACCCCCCCTCTCTAATCAATCCAACAAAACCCAAATTATCCTTCAAACCCAATTTCAAAAAAAAATCCCAATCCCCTAATAGTAATGGGAACCCAATCTCTATTTCAATTAAAAAGGGCTACCTCCAAGAAAATATAAATATATCTTCAAAGAGATAACCCTAAAATAAAAACTAAAACTCTAGAAAAGAATATAAAGAATAAATCCTATACCATATAAAATAACCATAACTGAATTCCATAAATCCTTATTGAATACTTTATTCAAATGGTCAAATACAATTGAAATTAGGTTTAATATTAAAACCAGGGAAAGGATTACTACCAATATAATGGATTTCTCATCACCAGCAAAATATTGCATTAGGAAAAATCCAAAAGAAAATCCAAAGAGTAAATTTATAATATCCCTTGTCATCCTGTTACTTTTATATCAAATAAACCTTCTATTTCCTCTATGGTAATTCCAAGGTATTCCAATTCCAATCTAAGGATATCAAATTCCTCATCTGTAGTTTCGGATATACTGGTTTCCGATAAATGCCTGAATGTAATATAATTATTAAAGGATAGGATATTCCTATTATTATCTACACTTAATAGGACCTTGAAATTAATTGCCATATCAGATGATATAGAATTTATAATTCCAATAAATTTACTAAATTTAGCTGTACCTTTGATGGTAACTAAGGTTCCTTTTTCTAATTCCATAACTTATAAACTTTTTTAAAAAATCCACTCTCAATTAATTCAACTATAATAATTACTATCAATGATGCTGGACTAAGGACTACAAGGAATAAACCCCATAATAAATCCCCAATAGTACATTTATCATTCCATTTTAATTTGATTAGAATAGCTGAAACTATTATTACACTTAATATGCAGTATATTATAACCCACATCATAGTTTATTCCTCCCATTCAATTTTGATTGTTGTAATATGTTCTTCCGATTGTTTAGAAATGTTTAATGATTGTTTAGAAATGTTTAATGCTTCCTCTTTTGAGGAATAAATAACATTACTACAATACCTTCCTTTTTCTTCCCCATAGATATTCACCCACCCTTCTTTCTTTTCTAAGAGTATCATGAGGTCTCTATTTTTTCCAGTACCACCATTAGAGAATACTCCATTTTCTGTATAGTATTCAATTTGTTCTGAATTATCAGAACCTTGTATTAAAGCAACAATTGGTTTAATACATTTTGCGTCGAAGCAAATAATCCTTACCTTTCTTCCGTCTCTTGTATATACTGGCTTACCAGCTTTTGCTGCTTCAAGGTCAAATGGTCTTAAATTCAATTTCTTTTCTTTCATATCTTCTTTGTTTTGTTTAATTTCTACAAATATCTCATCTTTTAGGCATGAATATGCAGGATAATGATTTATATAGTAACTCAATTTGCAGTTTCTTGAAAAATTATCATAAAAAGCACAATTATTACAAAGAGAATCAGGTACCTTTATTTTCTGATATGATTTATTCTCTACCATAATTGGATTCCCAACCTTTTCAAGTTTCCTAAAAACTACAGATTTATAATCTTTCCTATAAGGTGGTAAACAATTTCCTATTATATTAAGTACATTATTACAACAAATATTATTATGAGTATTGAAATGGCATATAATACACCCATACCCAGTATTCTCAATACATTGGTACCAATTATCCTGATAATTAAATATTTCACCTATTTTTCGTTCCATAATTCCAATTGTTTCCTTTCTCTTTTTTCCTGTAATTCATATACATTTTCATATAAGTCTCTAATCTTCTTAAAGGTAATTTTAATTTTTCTAGAACCTTCTAGTTTTACACTTACCCTTTCCATATAACCTCTAGTTTCAAAATTACTTCTATATCCCAAAACTGTTGTATGTGAATAACCAAGGTCATTTATTAAATCCATAAAATCAAATTTTTCACCTACTGGTATTTGATTAAATCTTTTCCTAAGGATATCAAATTTACTCATAATATTAATTGTTTTATATTGAATATGTCTACTATATCTCAATTTGGTCATAAAAAAATTCCTCTACTTGGAATAGAGGAATTGAATAGTAAAAGAAGGAAGAACCAAATACTTCTTTTATCTTAAAATTTCAATATTAATACATTCTAATCCCCAAGATTCTTCCATACTGGGGTCAAAATTACCAGTTGTAGAGATTTGTAAGCCACCAAACATAAATTTTTTACCAGTAGAACTTGGGGAAGTAGAAGTAAGGTATACAGTAGTAAAATTTCTTTGTAAAGCATTAGCATTACTGGGGTCAAAATCAATACCGTGTAAATCAACATATTTATTGTCACTTACCATAATATTACAATATCTTTCTGAAGTAACAATATTCTGAATAACAGAACATGCAAATAGACGTATCAATGGTGTATTATCACTTCTAGTAACATATATATCAAATGCAATATCACTGGGAGTTAATGATTTAGCTGACACACTATTGAATACATTGGCCAAATAAAATGCCATTTCTTTAGTAATAGCAGAAAATTTTACTTCAAACCCATCTAATTCATCTTTGGGCATAATTGGGATTATTATCATACTGTTCTATTTTTTTAGGTTATTTTTTGGTTCTTCATATCAAAATAGTATATACAAAAAAACCACCAATATTTTCTCAAACCTTGGTGGCAAACAGTGAAACATAAATTCAGGAACGAGGTAAACATAAACTCATAGATGAGTTTCTTTACTATGGTTTTTAAAAAGTGTTATTACTGTATATAATAGTAAACTAAGAATTAATACTGGGGATATCATAAAAGTAATTACCATTATAAAAAAATGCCTTATATTATTCTTTGTACCTTTTACACCTGATTTCCTAACAGTATAATCTATTGCTATGGTTAATATTAACCCAATAAAATATATAATAATTAAAATTTTCATTGCCATAACCCTATACTGTTGCTAGAAATGAAAGGAATAATCCACCAATAATTAAAGCAATGATTACCAATGGTACAAAAAAGGTTCTAAAATTAGAACATTCTTCATCTAAACCTTTAAATATAGCCCAAATACTAAAAAAGCTATCTGTTGTTACTTTGTCAAATTTCCTTAGGATTAAAAAATCCAACATCCTTCTAATCATAAGTATTTTTCCTCCATTTTTCTAAGTTTATTGTACAATTTAACCACTGATTCATTAGGTAATTTTTCTAGTTTTTCATTAATTTTACCCAAAATTCTGGGTATTCTTTCCATGGATAATAAATAATTATATTTATCCTCATCAAATAGTTCAACCTTGAACTTAGAAGTAACAATACTGATAATATTTAGGTTATTATCTATGGTCATCCCATTATTAAGTTTGTATTTATTACCTTTTAATACAGAATCCACCAAAGCTTTTTCATAATGTGCTGGTCCAGTTACCAATAAAGCATCTTTTTCTTTAAGTTTCATATTTTTTGCATTATATAATTAAATTCAATAAGAAGTAGTATTTCGCAATACCTTTGTTGTATAATATATAATCTCTAAAACTTATAAAAATCATGGGTAAATTAAGAGTACTTGGAGTATGTGGAGCTCAAGGAGCTTTATTATTTCCATTTAAAAAGTATTTAATTGGTAATATTGAACCAAGAGCAGTATTTCATACAAAAAATGAAGAACAATGGAAATTAAATTTTGGTGAAATACCTTTCAAAAGAGACCTTGAATCATTTAAAGGCCAAGTAGATATTATAATTGGTTCCCCTTCTTGTGGTCATTCTAGTGTTTTTAGTTATTCAAGGAAGAAAACCCTTGGTAAACCAAAAGAAGATAAAACTTTGAATCTATTTTTAACCTCTTTGAGCATGTTTAAACCAAAAATATTCCTAATGGAAAACCTCCCAAAACTTTTTGATTTAATTCCAAGAGAGGAATGGGAAGCAAAATTGCAAAATTATCACCTAATTGTCCATTGCCATTCAGTATTTGATTTTGGTAATTCACAAAAATCACGAAAAAGATTAATCCTAATTGGTATTAGAAAGGATTCTAATATAAAAGTATCAAACTTTGAAAATATTTTTCCAGTATCAACTCCAATGTTAGTATCAGAAATTGAAAAACTGATAAGAAAGGATATTAATTTCAAAGAAAATGATGATAAAAAATTAGCCATGTACCATTATTCTGATAAATCAAAGAAAACCCTAACAGTAAAGGAAGTAAAAAATCTTTGGTTGGGTGAATTTAAAAAAGAATATAAATGGCCAATGAAAAATACCAAAATGAAAACTCTTCCAGGAGTGTATAGAAATAGAAAAAACAGTTATCCATTAACTGTAAGACCATCAAATAGGCAATTTAATCCTGATGGGGGTATCATGGGCCTAGAAGAATATAGGATTATTATGGGATTCCCAAAAAGGTTCAAGGTATATATGGATACTGAAAATTTAAATTATTGGCTCAATAAAGGAAGAAATACATTAACAAAAGGCTCAGTTTATGAAGTTGGGGTATGGTTTAAAAAATGCCTGAAAAAACAATTCAGGAATATGGAAACCCCCTAACGCGTACGTATGCGCTTATTATTAATTAAATAAATATATAGATAGATATATAATATCTATCTATATATTACGCATATGCGCTATTATAAGGTTACGTGTACACGTGTACGTAATATATTTATACCCTCTAAAAGGGTAAATAAATATATTTTACTCTTTTTAGAGGAGGGAATAAATCAAAAAGAATAAGGGGGAACTATTGGTTATAAATCCCAAAAATTTTATGTTATGAAAATCCTATGGTCAATTTTGAAAATCCTAATCCCAATTGTTTTATGTTTTTTGGTTGGTTATTACCTTGGTTCATTGAAACATAAATCTGATTCAAAACCCAACAATCAAAAACCAGATACAGTTTATATTGATAAGCCTTTTGTTCCAGAGGAACCATTTGATGAACCAAAAGAACCAGAAGTTATTTATGTTCATACTTTGGATACGATAGAAATTTTAAATATCATTTACCATAATGATACAATAAAACTATTATATCCTGATTCAAGTTTTATTTCAGTATCACCTCAGTTTCTTTCTCAATTCCCAAATTCAAGTAAGCTAATCCAATTTCTTCTAACTGATACTGATTTAAAACTTGGATTATTAAACACAGATGGAAAGCTCTTTGAAAAGGTTTATTCAATTGATACTGATAAATATTCATACAATTACTTTGAGGATAATATGACTCAAAAAAGAAAATCCCTCATAAAAAGATTTTCACCATTAACTGAACTTCAATGGAGACCATTCAACAATTTATGGGATTTGAATTTAGGTTTAAAATACAATACCAGTAAATTTAATTATGAACTTGGGTTAAATCTATTTTACTACCCAAGGATTAAAACAAATCCTGGAACAGATTTATACTTCAAATTAAGTTATCAATTCTAACTATGGCAAGGATATTAAAAGAAGATAAAAGCTTAAACCAGGAACAGCTAAGAATTTTATCTAGAGTATCAAAAGATGTATTTTTATTCTCTACATTTGTTTGGGTAGTTAACCCAGTACTGGGTATGGTAAAATTTAATTTATACCCATACCAAAAATCAGTTCTTTATCAATTCCTAAAACATAGGTTCAATATAATCCTAAAATTCAGACAAGCTGGAATTACAGAATTGATTGCTATGTACTGTTTATGGTTAGCTATGTATCACCCAAACAAAAAAATAAACATCATATCAATCAAGGATACTATAGCAAAGAAGGTACTTAAGAAAATTAAGTTCATGTATAAGAATTTACCTTGGTACCTTCAAACACCAATCATAAATGGTAGGGTGGGGGAATTTGGTAGTACAACTACCATGGAATTCTCAAATGGTTCAATTATAGAATCAATTCCTACTTCTGAACAAGCTGGTCGTTCAGAATCTCTATCTTTACTTGTTATAGATGAAGCTGCTGCAGTAAGATGGGCTAACCAAATTTGGGCAGCAGCTTTCCCTACCCTTTCTACTGGTGGTTCAGCAATCATTAATTCTACTCCATTAGGAGTTGGTGGATTTTATCATTCAAGTTGGGTAGATGCTATATCTGGTGGTAATCCAATGAATCCAATCAGATTATATTGGCAAATGCACCCAGATAGAGATGATAAATGGTACCAAGAAATGGCATCTGCACTTGGACCAAGAAGAACTGCCCAAGAAATAGATGGTGACTTTTTATCCTCAGGTAATACAGTATTTGATATGTCTGATATCAAAGGTATTGAAGAAATGTTATCTGAATATCCTCCAATATTAACAAAAATGGGTGGTCAATATAGAGAATTCAATGAAGTAGACCCAGATAAGGAATATTTCATTGGTGCAGACTGTTCAACTGGTAGAGCAACTGACTACTCTTCTTTCACATGTATGGATAAATTTGGTGAAGAACAGGTTATATACAAAGGAAGGTTACCTCTAGATAGATATGCAAAGTTACTTGGTGATACTGGAATGAAATTTAATAATGCACTTCTAGCACCAGAAACAAATGATATAGGGGCAGCTGTTACTGCAATGCTTCAAGCTGAAGGTTATCCAAATCTTTATTACTATACTAAAATTCTTAAAAAGAAGGGTAAAAGTAGACCAGAAGAAGAAAAAATTCCTGGTTGGTTAACAACCACTAAAAATAGAACAGTTATAATAGAGGGTCTGGAAGAGGATATTAGAAAAGAAAATATAATCATAAAGGACCCATTCTTTATACAAGAAGCCTATACCTTTATATATGATGCAACAGGAAGACCAGTTGCAAGAGGTAAACATAGAACCTCATCTAGTTCAGCTTCTGATATAGATATGGATGACCAAACTTATTCAGATGATGATATATTTGGTAAAGCTATAACCAACCATATAAGGAAGTCAAATCAATACAATGGATATGTATTACCCCAATAATAAAAATCTATGAATTTATTTGCATGGTTTAGAAAAAAACCAGTACCACAACAATTGGTAAACCAAGATAGAAAAGATGATTCATCAATACCCCCTGGTAGAGTATCAGTTCCTAATGAACCATCATTTAATAATCTAATAAGTGTAATGGGAGTTAAGGACTTGGTATTACCAAGTTTCAGAACTGAAATAATTCCACTTATAAGAGATTTATATAAAGTTAATCCAGATGTTAGTATAGCTTTACAAGATATGTTTAAGTTATCTAATACTGGTCATACTATATCATTCCCAAATAATACCCCAGAAGAAGCAGAAAAAATGAGTTCACATTTAAAACAAGCAAGTAAGAGGTGGACTAATTATACTGCTGGTATTGATGGTTTAGTAAATAAATTTATGGTACAATGTTTAATAGGTGGTGCAATATCCATTGAAGCAGTACCAGATAATAAACTAAATGGGATATCAACCATAGTATTTGTAAACCCAGAATCAATTATATTCAGGAGAATGGGTAATGGGGTATATCACCCATATCAAAAAAATCCATATTCCCCACAAAATCAAAAACCAGATTATATAAAACTTAATACTGAAACTTATTTATATGTTGGTATGTATAATGATACTGATGAACCTTATGGGGTACCACCTTTTATGGCTGCATTAGATTCATTAAAGGGTCAACATGAAATGAGAGTCAATTTTAAGAATATAATGGAAGTAATGGGTATGGTTGGTTTCTTGGAAGCTAAAATGCAAAAACCTCAAAGATTACCATCAGAAAGTATAGAAAAATATCAGGATAGGTTAATTGGTTTATTAAAACAACTAAAAGTGAACCTAATGAATGGTATGAAAGATGGTATAGTAACTGGGTTCATTGAAGACCATGAATTCAAATTAAATTCAACTACCCAAAACTTACAAAATCTAGATAAACCTTGGACCATGAATCAACAATCAGTTGCAAATGGTTTAGGGGTTAGTGGTAATTTAATTGGAGTTACTTCAAATACTACTGAGGGTGGTGCTGGTATTTTATTATCAAAGATTATCTCCCAGTTAAAAAATTTACAAACCCTTACTTCTTTTGTATTAGAATTTATTTATTCTCTAGAATTACGTCTAGCTGGTCTTCCAAATAAGGGTATTAAAGTTACATTTGGAACTACCACAATATCTGATGAAGTAAAAGTTCAACAAGGGTTAGAATATAAAATTAGAAATTTAACCTCTCTATATAATCAAGGAATAATTGGGCAAGAAAAATTTGCTTGGGAAATGGGTTATGATAAACCCGACCAAAAAGAACCAAGAATTAAACCGGAAGAATCCAATCAAGTATCATCACCAGGTGATAATGCAAAGAAACAAAAAAGGGAGGCAGATAAAGATACCTCGGATAGAAAAACAAGGGATAAAAATAATCCAAATCCTAAAAGGGCTGACCAAGATACAAGAAAACGATAAATAATAAATATTATGCCAAATTATGTTGATACCATGGTACTTGGAAATGGACATAGTATATTAATGTCCCATGTACCTAACCATCATGAAGAAATTTCTAATAGGTTTTTTAGTGAAGCTAAACCTAATAAGGATTCAATAGACCAATTTGGTTTATTTGGTTCAGGAGCTAATTATAATACTTTTTATCAAGATGTAGACCCAGAAGATTTACACCCCAATGATGAAGAGTTTATAGAACCAATGTTCAGGTTACTTTCAGCTTGTATAGTTTCAAAGAATTATATGCCAACTGAATTTCCCAAGAATGTTCTTAAAGATTCTATGAATCTTTTAGTTGGTCAAACAGTAAATTGTGACCATGAAACTGATGTAGCCAATGCTATTGGTTCTGTTAAATCAGTTTCTTGGCAAGAATCATATACAGTTGATGGAGTAACTATACCTGCTGGAATAAATGGGGTACTAAAAATAGATGGTAAATCAAACCCAAGAATTGCAAGGGGTATAAATATGGACCCTCCTTCTATACATTCCAATTCAGTAACTGTTCAATTCGAATGGAAACCATCACATAGATTTGAAAAAGAATGGGAATTTTATGATAAATTAGGTACCATAGCTGAAGATGGTACTATGGTACGTAGAATTGTTACAAGAATTATATCTTATAAGGAAACTTCTTTGGTATCACATGGAGCTGACCCATTTGCTCAATTAATAAAAGATAATAAAATAAACAATCCAGCTTATGCTGGTTCTGTTTATTATTCATTTTCGGAAGCTCCCATAAAGAAAGAAGACCTTCCAAAGAAACTTTCTTTCTTTGAATTCAAAGGGGCTCATGAAGTTGATATAATGTACAATACCAGTAAATTTATTAATGAAAATAATAATACTAACCCAAAAGATAAACCTATAATGAATGAATTAGAAAAATTTCTAGAATCATTATTTGGTGATGGTATGTTAACTCTACAAGAGGGGGCAACCATTAGTCAAGAAATGGTTCTCTCTCAGATTAGAACAATTGTATCTGAGAATTCTAGTTTATCTGAAGCTAAAACAAATGCTGAGGATAATATTAATAAATTAAATGGTGAAATAAATACCTTAAAAGAAACCATTGAATCAAATAAATTGATGGTAACTATTGGTACTAACCATTTAACTGAGGTAAGAAATAATGCAATTTCTTCCTATAAAAAGCTTGTTGGTGAAGATAAAGTAGATGAAAATATTATCTCTTTATTGGAATCCAATACTACAAGTATTGAGACTCTTATATCACTTACCAAAACTTATGATTTACAATTAGAAGAAAAATTCCCCCTTGTTTGTAAAGAATGTGGTTCTAAAAATGTAAGCAGAGCTTCCTCAGTAACAAAAGATGATGAATCTACAGAAGAAACTAAAAATTCTGAGGATTTAAATTCTACTATCAAAAATATAGCTGATTCTAAATTAAAATAATATAAGAAGATTATGATGCCCTATGTAAATCCCGAAGCAATGACTGCTGTTGGGAGTAAAACCAAACAAACAGTAATTTATAAAAGTGAATCTCATAAATTACATCAGGCATTTCCTGTAAAAAAAGATGAGGTTATACTTCAAGGTCAACCAGTACAGTTGAATACTGATGGTACTATTCAAGCTTATTTTGGTACTGGTATTTATTTGGGTATTGCTGTTACTGATACTCAATATCCTGCTTATCCTGTTGGGGAAAAAATTCCTGAAGTAACAGTAATGGTAGAAGCATTTGCCATTGTATATGGAGTAGCTGGTGAAGTAATGAATACCTGTGGTGCTGTACTTCCCAATAAACTTGATGAAGATAGCATATATGTAACATATATGTTAGATGATGAAGTAGCTTCAACAACAAAAGCTAATCCCAAATTTGTTAATTTAAATACTGCAGCAGCTATCAATGATTTAATTGCAGTAATGGTTCGATAAAAAAATATTAAAAAGTAATATGGAAGACGTAACTAAAATGAAAGCACAGGACTTCACCAAAGAGTTGAGGTCAATTGTACAACTTTTGGATGCTACCCGTGCTGGTCACCAAAATCAAAGACCTGTTGATATTTCACTTAGTGAATTGGTAACAAACCGTTATGGGTTGTCAATTCAGGATTATTATGATAAGATTGGCATTAATCCCAAAAAAGATACAATGCAGAATATCTTTACAATGCCTGACCCAAATATCCGTTGGATTGTTCCTGAAATTATCCGTGATGCCATTTATTTGGGTATTAAGGAAGCTCCTTTCTATCCCAATATTATTTCTTCTGACCAAGCAATCAATGGGCTTCAAGCAATCATGCCTATGATTAACCCTTCAGATGCTGCACCTGCAAGAGTTAATGAAGCTGAAACTATCCCTCTTGGAGATGTAAGCTTTGGTCAAAAATCAGTAAGACTTTTCAAAATTGGTAAAGGTTTTAAAATTACTGAAGAGGTTAAGAATTATGTATCACTTGATGTAATGGCAATTTTCATTCGTGACTTTGGTATTCAATTGGGTTATGCCCTTGATACTTTGGCTATGGATGTATTGATTAATGGTAATCAAGCTGATGGTTCTGAATCTGCCCCAGTAATTGGAGTAAATACCACTGCAGAAGGTATTACCTATAAAGACCTTCTTAGAACTTGGGTTCGTGGTTCTCGTCTTGGTCGGGTATTCCGTACTTTGATTGGGGATGAATCAGCAGCAATTGATATTCTTGACCTTCCTGAATTCAAAATCAGAATGTATGGTCAACCCCAATCCACAATGAATTTGAAAACTCCTGTTCCCAGCAGCTCTGATTTTTATATTCATCCTGGGGTACCTGAAAATAATGTATTATTGGTAGACCCCCGTTCTGCATTAATTAAGCTTACAGCTCGTCAATTGATGATTGAATCTGAAAAGATTGTATCTAATCAAACTGAAGCTGTATATGCTACAATTACCACTGGTTTCTCCAAGATGTACAGAGATGCTTCAATATTGATTGATTCTACTAAGGAATTTAGTACAAATGGATTCCCTGAATGGATGAATATTGACCCCTATATCACTGTAAACATTGAGCAGTAAACTCTTTTCATTTATAAAAGATACCTGGTATTCCATAAATATACATGGGTACCAGGTATCAAATTATTAATTTATTAAATCAAATCAATTATGGGTACAAAAGTAAAGGTAGGTTCAAAAGCTTATATATTCCATGACCAATCCACTGGTATTACCATTAAAAAGGGTGAAATAAAAGAGTTAACACCCCAACAATACAATTCAAAAAGAATCCGTTCTGCTATCAATGGTGGTCATTTGGTAATTACCAATGAAAACATTGAAAAAGAGATTAAAAAAGATGTAAAGGTTGATAATAAGAAAGCTATTGAAAAATTCAAAGAAATGGTAGAATCTGGTATGACCAGTGAAAAAATTGCCAAAGCTTTCAATTTGGAAACCCTAAAAACAATGGCAGCTTCTTTTGATATTGAAGTAACAGATGAAGATACTAAACTATCTATTGTTGAAGCTTTAATGGAAGAAGACGAAGAACCTTCAGAAGATTAAAAAAATAAACTATGGTAGTTGATTTTATATTCAACACTGTAGGGTTAAAATCAAATTTTATAAACCTATCATATGAAGTCCCGGATGAGTATACCTACTCCTGGGACTTTGGTGATGGGGAAACTTCAACTGAATTGAACCCTACACATGAATATCAGAAAATGGGTTTTTATAGGGTTTCAATGTCAATTGTTGATTCCAATAATAGACCAGTAGAAAAGGTAACAAAAACTGTTTTGATATCTGATAAAGTAAAAACCCATTTATCAAACAGTATATATGTGTTGATTAATACTTATATACCTTATTCAATATTTGGAAAGGTACCATCAAGTGTTAAACAACAATTTATTGAGAAATGGCAATTATATATTCAGCCACTAGTAAATCATGAAATTCCAGTAGAAGATTTTAATAATGAACTTTATTATGAAGCTCTAGAAAATCAATTAATAATGGAATTGGCTGCTTATGATTATATGATATTAAACATTCAAAATGTAATCAATGCTACTTCTCAAACCATTATAAAAGATAATTCACAAGGTTCAGAATGTGGGGGGGAATATTCTTCCCAAAGTTCTGGTTCCTCATCAGATACATCCTCTGCATCTGGAGGTTCAATAAAAAAGATTGTAACTGGACCAACAGAAGTAGAATATTTTAATGATACAGAATCTGAAAAAGATTTTATATCAAACATAACCAAAGCAACCCAACCTGGTGGTTTCATAGATATACTGAAACAAAATTTATGTATGCTAGCAGGAAGGTTAGATATATATCTACCAATCTGTGAAAACCAAACTAGGGTTGTAGTACCAAGAGTGGTAAACAGAAGGAAACCAAGATTATTGGATGGTCCAGACCCATTAGAAGTATTAAGGTAATATGCCAAAAATTAGCAGAATGTCCCAAAAAGATTGGGATAAATATAAATCCATAATAAATAACTTCATAGATGTAGATGCTGGTAAACAACCATTTTTATGGTTAAGAAAAATAAACCAACCATTGGCTTTTGGTGAAGATGTTGGAGTTAAATATGTACCTTATCAATTAGAGGGGTTATTCCAATATAATTTTATTAAAACCTGGGCATCATCTGGAAGAAATTCCATTTCAGGAGAACTAGATAATGGTAATTTGGTTTTATATATTTCTGCTAACCTTTTAAGGGAAAACAATTTATTAAACAAATATGGGTATTGGGATTTTAATTGGTCCGAAGATAGGTTTGTATTAAATGGGAAAGTATATAAACCATCTGGAGATACCCAAGTTGCACAAGCATCAGATGAAGCTCTTTTATTCTTTATAATATTAGATAGAGAAGACCCACAAGAGAATGAAGATATTTTACAATCTTATGTATCAGATACTACTATAATAAGTTCTGGAAAACAATCCATAATAAGAAATACAAATGGTAGAAAAGTTTATGAAATAATTTGATATGGAAAATCAAATACAACCACAACCATACTGGGCAGATTTTAAAATTAAAGTAGGTTTATATGCAAAACAGGAAGAAAATGGGGAGACCAAAAGAGTATTGATTGACCCAAAAGATATCCAGTTTAAATTTACTTATAAAGATGCAAAGGATAACCAGTTAGTTGCTAGTTATGATGGTACTACAAGAGTAAACCATAAGATTGAGGATAATTATATTATAGTGATTGTAAATTCCAATACCTTTCAATGTGGGTTATTAAAGGTAACTAGAGCATTCAATACTCCAGATTCTGATTTTAATGATGGAATTTGGGATTATGGGGATAAAACTGAATATACCAATATAGAAATTGTATCATGAATGTTACTATAGAAGAAGAGGTATTAGTTCCAGATGTACCAATAATAGAGGAGCAAGTACTTTATCCTTCAAATCCAATTTCTGTAGAAGAAGAGGTATTAGTTCCAGCTATTGTTCAAGAACCAAATGAGGTAGAGGAAGTAATAGACCCTGCATGGAGAGAGTATGTATATAATGTGGAGGATAAATTTGTAAACGTTATAATTACAGAATATCCAATGTACCCACCCATATTAACCATAGCATATTCACAAGCAAATTCTCAATTAAGACACTATATAGGAGAAGAACTGATAACTCCTATTACAATAAATTACTATACAGATATCATATTTTTAAATGATTATAAAGAGACTGGTATAGATTCACAAGGTAGAAGATTTTGGGTAGTTAGAACCACTATATCAGAGAGTTTGGATAAGATAGATGTTTTTTCATATAGTATATATTCTCAAATTGGAACTTACTATAAGGGGGTAAGATTACAAAATGATTCAGTTACATTTATTTCAGTAGGAGATAAGATATTTACAGAAAAAAGATATAGTATAAAAAGAGTTCCATTAGTACAAATGTATTCATTTGGTACAAATCTTTTAGGTGTAAAAATAAAGGGGAAATATTTATATAGTTTTATTAACATAACTGGTAATATTTTTCCAAAATTTAGGGGGTTTATACTAGATGACCCTATAACCATTGAATATTTTCCAGAAGACCATATCAATAGTAGTGTAATTTTCCCTATTCCTTATTCCTTATATGGTCTTTTAAGGGTTCAGAGAATGAATATAGTAGAAGGAAGTCTTATTCCTTTTTATAATGAATGCAGGTCCATAAAGGGAGATTGGAAGATATGTGATTTCTCAAAATTTAAATTTATAAGAAAGCCAGATTATCCTGCTCCCTATGCTGGGTCCATACCACAAATGGGATATTATTCTTTTATGGTAGAAGAACTTATTTATCCACAAGAGACATTCTTAGGGGATTCTGTATATGATAATTTAAATAATTCTATTAGGTTAAGGAAAGTAATATACCCCCCATCAATGCCATATATTTACAATGCTGGATATTTCTTAAATTCACTTCCTAGTTTAGAGGAACTTTTTATCCCAAAAGATTTTGGTAGTTTATCAGAGAGAGGGACACATATTAATCAGATTTTATATTTTAATATCCCAGACTTTGTATTTGATATACCAGATTGTAAATTATTGGATTTTGGTATATCAAACTCAAGTTTTAATGGTATAAAGTTTAGTAAAGAGTCTCAATTTGTATGGAATAATTCATATAATAATGTGCTATCAATTATTTATTGTGTAATAAGTAGAGAAGCATTGGTGGATATATTTAATCAATTACCAGATTTTACTGGTCAATCAACCAGAACTATGAATTTAGTTGGTACAACTGGTGCACAAGAGTTAACAGAAGAAGATATAAAAATAGCCATCAATAAAAATTGGGTAATAAATAGATAGTATGAAACATTTAGTAGCAAAAGAAGGATTCCTATTTGTAAATAAGGATATCAGAAATGGTATTGTTTTAGCTGGTGAATTATATATTCCAGATGAATATAATTATTTGGATTATTATGATGAAATTCCAGAACAAGAAGCTTTAGAATTACAAGAAAAATATAACAATAATGGGGATAGGAATATTAATTAAAATTCTGGGTATACCCATAAATAAAGGTACCCCCAATAAAGATTCAAATAATGAAAAATCAAGGTAGAAAATCCATTACCCTAAGTTTACAGGTAAGTGTAATAGGTAATATACCAAGTGGTAACTTTAAGCTTGGTTCACCTAAGGAGGTTTTCCTTATTAAAAATATAACTGATGAAGCAATAAGCTTATCAGTTAAACCAGCAGGAAGTGGGGAATTCATTACCACAAAGATATATCCTGGTTGGAACCCAGAAATAATTTCGGAAATCCAAGATGCCCCTGAAAATTCTTTACAGTATGGGTATTAAGTAAAAAAAAATGTCAGGACAATTAATTATAGGAGTAGGAGGGAACCAATCATCATCAAGTTCCATACCAAAGAATTCAGTTACTTCTGATATGGTAAAATCCATAGTAGTAACTGATAGTGCACCTATAAAAGAAGATAATGTTCTATATTTTGAATATGAACCAGTATCATCTGTGGTATTACGTTCTTCAGCAGAAAAAAAAATCCCAAGATTTAGTAATGCAGAGATAAAGAATAAATTTATTAAGAATAACTCTGGAATATTAAATTTAATTCTAGAAAACCTCACAGATAATACCTATAAAAGGGTTAGGATATTATTAAGAAATAATTCCAAAGAATCTGGGAACTTAATTATACAGGATTCAGATTTTAATAAAGTTGGAACAAATACTTCTTATATCAGTAGTGGTTCAACTGGGTTTACCATAGAACCAAATTCTATATTGAGTATCCCAATAAACCTTTTGTTTGATAATGATGGTCTCTATGAAATCCAATTTGATTTAGTGTATTTAGATAGTGGTAATATTATCACTACCAATAAATTTGTAGTTCAGGTAGGGAATTAGATTATGGCAACACCAATAAGCTCATTTAATAACAGAAAAATCCAAAGAATTGTTTTTAATGGAAGGGAAATAAGAAAAGCTGTTTTTAATGGTTTAGTGGTTTGGACCAATGATGATTCAGAACCAAGACTTTCTCTTGAGAAACTAAGTGTATTTTTATCTGAACAAAACAATTTTCAAGATACTAATCAAGTGTACACAAATACAACTTTTTCTGTGGAATAAATAAAAAAAAATGGCAGAAGTAACCAAAAAAGGTATAGTAGTAAATCCTAGTACAGGTAGTGGGGATACTACTTTAAAAGTAAAAGCACAAACACCCAATAGTGGTAACCGTGTTAAACAATCAGCAGAATTTACAGTAACAGCTCCTGGAGTTTCACAACCCAAGAAATTTACTGCAAATCTATTACCCAAAGAGGAGTTTGTAAGTTTTGATAATAGTTCACCTGCAGTTGATAAAGCTGGTGGAGTAGTTACTATTACTGGTAAATCAAACTCTCAAAAACTTACCTTTAAAAAGGGTGCAGGTGATATAATCACAGAAGATATTTCTTCAATTGAATATCAGGCAAATGGTTCTAATACTGTAAATGGTGTTGCTATTGATGGTGACCCTGGAGCAACTGCTCAGTATACCTTCACTTTAACTTTAAATGCTGTTGAAAATGAGACAGTAGATGCAAGAACCCAACAGATTACAGTAGAAGGAGCTGGTGGTTCCAGTGTATCAGCTACTCTTACTCTTAATCAAACTGCTGGTGATCCGACTTTGGAAGTATCTCCTACTTCTATCGATGTACCTCAAGATGGTTCAGAAGTACAAGTACAAGTTACTACCAATACTACATTCACAGTTTCTTAAAAAGATTAATCAACAATCCAGGTGGAATTCAAAACCCACCTGGATTTTTTCCTAATAAGGATTATGTCAAAGAAAGCAAAAGCAAGTTCCAATATTATTGCAGAAATACCATGGAATGATGGTACTGGGGATAAGGTATATGTTAATTATAACCCTAATGAAAAATCCCAAACCATAAACATAACCTCGGATTTTAATTTTGGAAATCAACCAAGGGATTTAATAATTACAATCCAAACTAATTCACCAAATATAGACCCAGATTTACAAGTAAAATTTTCCTTACTTGTTACACAACAGGTTGACAATACAAGAGTAGTAGCCACATTTGATAACAAAAAATCCTTATATTCAAATACTTCTTCCCAATATGTAAAACAATCCTAATATTATGGAATTAAAAATATCAATACCATGGGGAGATGGTACTAATCAATATTTTTATCTTGATTTTTCTAAAATACAGGAAAATGACCAAGTCTTGGTTACTTCAGATAAAAATACCCAAGGTATTCAAAGAGTAAAAGTTATTGGATTCAAAGGAATATCAGAAAAAGTAGATAACAATCAACCAATAGCTTATTTACAAGTATTACAACAAACAGATAATAGTGTAGTAGCCACATTTGATAGTAATGTGAGTATATATGATGATAATAAAGCTTCCTATAAATATTAACCATAAAAAATAAAATATTATGCCAGAATTTAAAGACATATCAACATTTAACCAAGTAACCCCAGTTGGTACTGAAAGAATCCAGGTATCAGCAGCCAATTGTGTAACTCTAATGGATATTGCTAATCTTGGTAGTGAAACTAATTGGTATACTGAATTAGATAAAAGAATTACACAGAATAAAAATGATGCTCTTGCAGCTTATGAATTAGCTAATAATGCTAATAATAAAGCATCAAATAATTATTCATCAATAGTTTCATTATCCAATAATTATAAAGCTTTATCAAGTTATAACCTAATTAGTAATACTATTGCTAGTGTTACATTAACTGGTAATAATGTAAGTTTTATAACTAATTCATCAATTAAAACCATAATACTTAATATCACTAATTGGGGAGCGAACCTGGGTTCGCTCCAGGATTCAGTAATATATATTCCAAGAAGTAATGGAGTGGGTGGTACAGTTGAATGGAGTACTCCCCATAAAATAAGTGGTATATATGGTAATCTTACCGAAATAGAAATGATGGTTTCAAG